GAGCTTCTGCGTCCATTCCGTAAGGTTCGATAAATGGCAGGTCGCACAGGCGTCCGAGGTACGCTTTATACATATCTAAAAAATGCCAATATCGGTGGGCTTAATCAGATATTTACTTCTTTTCCAAAGCGCATTAACTACCAGGTCAATGCGACGGCTGGACAGCTTTCCAGAGCTGCAGTTGTAATCTTTATTCAGAGTGAACGTGAAAAGCGCATAGCTATCGGTGGAGCTACTAACGGCTGGAAACAAGTGGACTTCACGGTCGTTCTACAGGTCTTTCACCATTCAATGCAGAGAGACGCCGAGGACGCTATGACAGATTTTGATACACTTATAGACAACATTAAGGCAACGCTGCGAGCAGATCATAGATTCGGTGATACGACTGGAAATCTGGTGTGGCAGGGTGCCGAGCCTGCGATAGATACTCTTTACGGAGAGCCTATAACGTCAGACAACGGCGCTACTGAAACTTTCGCAGAGATTCGTTTTGATGTAACTGAAATGATCCAGGCATAGGAGAAAAATGGCAAGCTACACCTACACAGGCGACGGCGATCGTGAGTTTCCTACGCTTGTACTGACAGTAAAACCAGGCGACACGTTTGAGGCTCCAGCAGATTTCACGGCAGCCGACGTAACTCCTGCAACAGCAATTAAAAAAGCAGCTGCAGCTGCACCGACACCAGCAGCCCCGTCTGCTACAACGCAAGGAGCGTGAGTAAATGTCAGTACAAAATACACACCGTTCGTACGTAGGTATTGCTAAAGAGACAACAAAGGGAACACCAGTTACACCGACTGTATTTATCCCTGTCCTAGCTTCTACCCTCAAGCCAGTTGATAAGTACGGAGCTCTCTATGATGAGGGTCTACGTGGATCACTCGTTAAGAATTACAACTACATTCAAGGTCGCGGAAACTCTACATTCGACTTTAGTGGAGCAGCTTTTGCGGACACAATCGGCTATCCAATCGCAGGACTTCTCGGTGAAGATGTAGTTTCAGGCTCAGCACCGTACGTCCACACTATTGCTCTTAAAAACTCAGCTACAGCAGCTGCAGACGCTCAACCAGCTGCCTTCACAATCACTGACTTCTATTCAGCTAACGTTCGCGCTTATGCTGGACAGCAATTCCACGATTTCTCTCTCAAGTTCACAGCTGAGGGACTTCTTGAATACGACGCAAAGGCTACTGGCTGGCTTTCAGCTACAGCTTCAACTCCTACTCCTAGCTTCTCAACCGTCCTACCTACCCCTGTTTGGTACGGCACAGTTTCAGTAGCTGGAACCCAGGTCTCTAACGCGACTACTGGAAATATAGATATGAAGCGTCCAGTAACTCCTATCTTTGGTATCGGAAATACCCAAAATCCTTACCAGGTATTCGTAGGAGCTCTTGAAGTCACAGGCAAGGTCACTTTCCTTATGGAAGCTGACGCACAGCTCACAAACTACCTCACAAATACTCAACCAGCTCTTGTGTTCAACTGGACTCAAGGCTCAGGCGCTTCACAGACTCAAATCCAAGCTACCGTTACAAAGGGTGCATACACACTCGCTGTTATCGAACGCTCAAAGGATTTCGTAGAAGTTCTCGTTGATATCAACGCTCAAGGTAACCTCACAGATTCTGGAACAGTCGGATACTCACCTATCAAGTGGGTTATTAAAAACGCTGTAACTACTGCTTACCTATAAACCCTAATATCGAGTAGGGGAACACGGCTAGATTTTGCCTCGCCGATTCCCCTACTCGGCTTTTATCCTCTAAGATATGAGGAAACCTATAGGAGGCAAAAATGGCAAGTAAGAAGATTTCACTCCCCTCTGGAGCTACCGTCACAATTAAAGATCCAGCTACTCTTAGAGTCAAGGATCGCAACCGTGTGATCAAAGCTGGCGACGGTCTCACTGGCGATATTGCTAAAGGTCTAGCATTCAGTGAAGCTCTTATCTCTACAATCGTTGAAGAATGGTCCTACGACCTAATTATTCCTTCTGTTAAGCCCGAGTCATTAGAAGAGCTAGAAATTGCAGATTATGACGCTCTTGTAAAAGCTTCAGAAGAAGTTAGCGCAGTTCTATTTCCTGCTTTAGTTAAGACTGAGGAAACTGAAAAAGACCCAAAAGCGCCTACAGAAAGCTCCAACGCCTAAAGTCAAGACTCCAGGGCTTTCAACGCCACGAGGATATGGATTATCCAGATGAAGAGTGGCGGTATTTTAAGTTCGCAGATCGTTTTGGCTGGACTCCAGATCAGGTAGATGATCTACCAGCTGGCAAGTCCGACTGGCTACTAGCTATCGCTGATACCCTAGAAGAAGTAAAAAGCGAGCAGATAGAGAAAGCGAATAACCGTAGTGGCTGACAATTTTTCTGAGTTTCAAGCTGGTATGCAGCGCTGGCTTAATCGCTTTGATCAAGCTAGCGGTAACGCTATGGGCTTAATAGCTCGCCAGGCGTATATCAACGCTAAAACAAATGCTGATTCAGCTCCTAATCCTCCAGTGCGTATGACGGTCACGCGCGGACCAAACGCAGGCAAGCAGTATTACAAATACGGTCCTCATATCGGATCTAATAACGGTCCTAACAGAGGTACGGGAACTCTTTTAACTTCTATGACATATTCTTCTGGTCGCAGAGGTTTTGGTACTTATACAGCTGAGGTCGGAGCTGGTGCTGTTTATGCCAGACAACTTGAACTCGGCGGTGGCAAGTGGACAAGTGGGGTAAAATATCCTTATATGGAGCCTGCTTTGACAACTCTTGTTACGTCAGGTCAGCTCAGTCAGATTCTTGCTTACGCTTATAGGCCTTTAGGGGGATAGTCAATGGCAGGTGAGATCCCTCCACTAAATATCACCGTCAATCTTGAAACCTCTGGGGTTCAAACTGGTGTCAATCAGGCGACCACCAGCATTAAAAGTATTTCGGCTGCAGCTGAGGCGACAGCTAGTAAGTTCACTAATCTCAAGAGCGTTATGCTCGGTACTTTTGCCAGTTCAGAAATCCAAAAGGGTATTCAGGCATTCGAGGGATTTCTTAAAGATTCAGTAAAAGCAGCTGAGGGCGCTCAAACTTCTATAGCAGCCCTCGGCGTAGCTATGAATAACGCAAAACAAAACACAGACGCTAACCGTCAAGCTGTTGAAAAATCTACAAGCTCAATGGAAGCTTTAGGCTTTAAGGCTAACGATACCCGCGAAGCTTTAACAAAGATGATTACGGCGACTGGATCAGTTACTGAGTCTCAAAGGCTTATGGGTGTAGCTGCGGATTACGCTCGCCTCAAGCACGAAGATCTTGCTCAAGCTGCAACCGTCCTTACGCGCGGTACAACTGGTGCTGCCAGGGCATTTCGCGAGTTTGGTATTGTCTTAGATACTAACCTGCCTAAAAACCAAGCTATTACTAAAGCTTTTGACGAACTTAATCAAAAGATCGGCGGTCAAGCTGCTGCCTATGCTGAGACCTATGCTGGCAAGCTACAAATTATGGGAGCTCAGTCAGAGGACCTTAAAGAAAAAATTGGAGCTCTCCTTCTCCCAGTATTAACAAAGCTTGAAAGCTGGTTTATTGGATCCCTCAAATGGTTAGCAGATCATAAAGCAGCTTTAGAAGCTGTAGCTCTGGTAATTGGCACAATTTTATTAGCCGTCATAGTAAATGTCACAAAATCTCTTTATGCTCAAGCTGAGGCCTGGATAGTAGCTAACGGAGAAATTGTGGCTATTATTGCAATAATTGGTTTAGCAGTAGCTGGATTCGTTAAACTATGGAATGCCTCAGAAACCTTCCGAAAGATAGTTGTAGACGCTCTCAAGCTCGTTGTAGACGCCTTTGGCTACCTGGTAGGGGCTATCGGCAAGGTAATTGAAGCTGCCAGCCACTTACCGTTTATCGGTGGAGCTTTCAAGGGTATGGCGAGCGCCGTCAATGGCGCAGCTCTGGATATTGGCAAGTTCGGAGACAAGCTTGACTCTCTGTCAAACAAAAAAATTGACATTAAGTTCCCTAATATCGCTGACCAACTAGCTAAAGCTACGGGTGGAACCAATGGCGTTTCACCAGATATTGCTGGCTTGGTTCCAGGTGGCAGCACGGCTAAGGGCGCTGCAGCTGCTGACAAAAAAATGCAAGCTGATCAAGCAAAACTTAAAACTTATATTGCTCAAGAGCAGACAATTCTTGCCGATCGCGCTACAAAAATGGCTGCTGCTCAAGCTACTTATGATGACGCTGTAACCACGGCTCAAACTAAACATTCTCAAGAAGTCCTAGATATTACAAGCGCCTATAACGACAAAATGCTGGCTAATAAAACAGCCTATGACGACGCTGTAGCTACTGCCACGGCTGATAATGAACAAAAGATTATTGACATTAAGCAGCAATATGCTGATAAGGCTGTAGCTTTACAACAAAAGGCCGTAGACGACCAGCAAAAGATTATTCAACAATCTATTAACGTAATGACCAGCGGTTTTGAGTCTGCTACAAAGATCGACCTCGGTAAGCTCTTTACTTCTGGCGGTAGCAGCGCTGGTGGTCTAGTTGCAGGTCTCCAAGATCAACTAGCTCAAATTACACAGCTTCAACAGGACGCTGGAAAGTTAGCTGCTCAAGGGTATAACCAATCTTTTATTAACGAAGTTATTGCCCAGGGGCCAAAGCAAGGCGACGCTCTAGCTCAATCTGTATTAAAAGCTGCGCCTGAAACCCAGGATTCAATTAAACAGCTTTACAACCAGGTTCAAGACGCTTCTCAAAACGGTCTCAATGATCTAGCTAAGCAGATGAATGACGGCACCAGCTTTGCTACACAAAAGCTAGCTCAATCTTATGCTCAAGTAAGCGTAGATCTTAAAAAAGCTTTGGCTGACAATTCAGCAGCTTTGACGGATTCGCTTAACAAACAGCAAGAAGCTTTTGACAAGCAGTTAAACGCAGCTCAAGTTACCCTGGATAAAGCTAATAAAGCAGCTGCAGACGCCAGGGATCTTGCCCTGCAAAAGTCAGCTCAACAGCTTGCCGATTCTTTGCAATCAGCTCAAGATAATTACACAAAGGCTACAAGAGCTATCTCTGACGAAACAATGAAACAGCTGACAACTTTAGAAGCTCAAATCCTCAAGGTTATGGCTCTTCTTGCTGCTATGGGTAAGGGTAGTGGCACTGCTAGCGGTAGTGGGAGCACGTATAGTCCTAATCCTAAAACTGGAGGCTCAATAGTTTCATCAGAATACTTGGATACTATGCACAACTTTATGGCTAAAGAAAGAGCTGATACAGCTGCTTCTGGCATAACAGTAAATCAAACAAATAATATCAACGGCTCTACTTCTCCTTCTACTATTACAACAGCTACCCTTAACGGTATTGCTTTTGGTCAGGCACAACTTCTTGCTAATGGATCTGGAACTGGATACTAATGGCTACCTTAACAGCGCTTAATAATTACCAGTTTGGCTGGAACGGTTTTGCCTTTGGTGGCACAGGGTCGCCGTATCAAATCACTGCAGCTGACGGTATTACTAACCTGCCTAATATCCGTAACCAGGACGATACCCAGGGATTTAACGACGGTATGTTCTCGGGCCGTGACTTCTTAGGTGGACGTACGATTACTCTTACCATTCTTACTTTGTCAGGTAAGCCTACGGTTCCAGTTTTAACGGCTACAGCTACAGGATCTGGCGTTATTACCTATACGACAACAATCTCTCACGGGTTTTCAACAGGTCAGACGGTCACTATTACTGGCGTACTTTCCAGCGGAAACCCCTCTGGCACAGCTGGCGCAGGCTATAACCAAACCTCCCAGGTAATCACGGTTACTTCTGCTACAACCTTTACTATCCCAGTCACTTTGACCGATAGCTATATTTCAGGTGGCCAAGTAACAAACTCAGCTTCTTTCAGCGCTCAATCAAACTTCAACCTTCTTAAAGCTGCAGTCCAGCCTCAGCAGACAGGCACTACCCCTCTCCAATTCCAGCTTTCAGCTGCAAATAACCTCCAATTCTTCAATGCTCGCGTACGTGACGCTAAGACCGTTATTACCCCTGAGTTCACTTACGGCTATATCACCTCTCAATGGACCTTCTTCTGCCCAGATCCACGAGCTTATGACAACAGCTTGCTAACAGCTTCTATGAGCTCTGACGGTCCTCTAGGACGTACTTACAACCGTACCTATAACTTGACCTACCTTTCAGGTACTTACAACCCTTACACCTCTGTATTTAACGCAGGCCAGACAAATACCTATCCAGTCATTACCCTCAACGGCCCAGCTACTAACCCAGTATTCGGAAACATAACTACAGCTAATTACATAACTCTCAACTACGCTTTTACAAATACGGACGTTTGTGTAATAGATCTGGGAGCTAAGACCATTACCCTTAATGGAAACCCAGCTCGAAATCTATTGCAGGGTGGCTCTACCTGGTTCTATGCACAGCCAGGAGCTAATGCCTTCTATTTCAACGCTTCGGCTATACTTGCAGGTACGACTTCTGTTAGCGTTTCCTGGAGAAACGCTTATATTTAGGAGATTAGATGGCATTACGCACACCCCCTAGCTGGTTACAAAACGGCTCTCACACAGCTGAAAATGACCGTCTAACGACCACAGGTTCTCTCTGGGGATCAACAGGCATAGTCCGATCTGCCGACTTAGCTGTAACAGCTGGATCAGGCCTTAACCTCAACGTAGCTGCAGG